TTGTATATTTTAGAAATTAGGCGTGATAAATGGACTGTGGGGGAGTTGATAGAACAGCTTTTTGCTGTAAATAATTCTTGGAAGCCAATTACCATTACGATAGAAGTAATTGGACAAGCTCAAGGGTTAATGACGCCGATTTTTGACGAGGAAAACAAAAGAAATCAATATTTACCGTTATATGAAATTAAAGTTAGGCCGGAAATTAAAAAAGAAATGAGGATTAGATCGGTTTTACAGTCTAGATTTGAGAGGGGGAAGATTTTTATAAAAGAGGGTATGGTTGATTTAGAGGAGGAGATATTAAAGTTCCCGAAGAGCAAGCACGATGATATGATTGACGCTTTAACTGATATGAATGAGATATCGTTTACCCCCGAAGAAGATAGAAAAACTAAACCTCCCGAGGGTACCTATTTTGAACAACAATTAAAAACCCCTAGAAAGAATATTGGTGATATTTTTATGGGTGAGTATTTTTAGTATTTAGGTAATAAGGTATAATAAATATATGGAAATTATCGTAATAGTGCTACTCATTATATATGCGGCTGTGAAAGATGTTCTTTTCTACAAGGAAAGGGAGAAGTTGCAGCTAAAGCTAATGAGTAAAGACGTGAAAGAATATATTTCATCAACCGAGCCGCCCCCAAAGGATACTAAACAGCAAGAAGATCCCTTCATTCCTATAGAAGAGGCAACTATTGATCAAATTTTAAAGGCTGAAGATAGAGTATGATATACGTTGATCAAAAAGAATGGAAAAAGCTAAAAGATGAGGAAAAGATTGCTTATTGCAATTCTTTACTTGATGATGTTAAGGGTGCTAGAAGAACCTATGATCTTGAGTGGTATCTAAACCACATGTTTGTTGAAGGAAACCACTATCTTTCAATCAATACAACTACAAATGAGTTAGTTCCCGCTCCTACAAGAAGAAGAGGCGAGGTTAGAATGGTTGTTAATAAAGTAAGAAGTGCAAAGCGTGCGGTTCAAAACTATGTAACTCGTGAACGTCCTAAATGGGATGTGGTTCCTGGAGATCTTGACGAACAAACTGTAGTTAATGCTAGAAGAACTGGAAAGGTGATGGATTATCTTTATAAAAAGCTCCACCTAGAGCAAATGGTTACTGGAGTTGTTGATACGGGGCTTAATACTTCTGTTGGTTGGGTTGAAGTTGATTGGGATGAAGATGGAGACAAAGGTTTGGGACAAGTTAGAATTAGAAACCACGATCCTTTTGATGTTTGGGTTGATAAAAGGGCTTATCTTTATGCGGGAAAGCTAGTTTCTTCTTTTGTGGCTAAAACACCGATAAAATCTCTCTCCGAGGTTAAAGCTGATGAGAAATATGATGAGAAAAAGAGGAAAAAGGTTGAACCCGATGAAGAGCTGGCCGCTTCTAAGATGAAAGCTAAAATAGTTCGTAGAGAAATGTCGGGAAATACAAGTGAGGATGAAATTCCAAGGGTTATGGTTAAGGAATTTATGCTTTGGGATGATGAGAAAAACGATAAGGGTGGAAGAATTAAGCTTTTTACTTATGCTGGAGATCAGATTTTAAGAGAAGAGGATCTTAAAGATACGGAATATCCAATATTTTTGTTCCAAATCTCAATGAATCCTTTAAAAATTTACCAAAGAGCTTGGATTTCTGATGCAATTCCACTAAACAAGGCCTTAGATAGGGCGATAAGTCAGCAAATAATGTACATAAATCAGGCTCTGGTTTATAGGATAATTGCTGAAAAGGGACATGGAGCCAATTCTATTTCAAATGAGATGGGAGAAATCGTTGAGATTAATAGGGGTAGGATTTTTGAACAAATGAGAATGGATCCCCTACCTGTTGGGTTTGAAAGACTGACAAATCAGTTAGGTTTAAATATTGAAGATGTGTTGGGAGCTCATGATGCGGCACTAGGAAGATTGCCTACTGGTGCTAGATCGGGAGACATGATTGAAGCCTTACAAGCTGCGGATTCCAATAACCTTATTGGTTTGACAGATTCACTTGAATCGTTTTTATCAGTAGTGGGCGAGAAGATTCTTCAGACTGTTGCCGAAAAATACACCGTTTCAAGAGTTGTAAAGATTGCCGAACCCGAAGAGGGAGAGGAATACATGAAAGTCATAGGGCAAGGCGCCCCCAACAAACCTGAAGACGCAACTATAATTACGGAAGATAACGAACTAATTGTTCAGATTGGTAGTTGGTTAGGACACTCAAGGGAAGCCCAGAGAAAGACAATGTTACAACTGGCAGAACTTGGCATACTTCCCGGAGAAGAGGTTTTAAGACAATTTGAATTTCCTAATGTGGAAGAACTGTCAGCTAAAGCTAGAGAACAAAGACTTGAGAAAGATCAAATGCAAATGGCAATAGCAGGACATGCCGGGGGTGGACAAGAAGAGGGGGTTGATATGGTGGCTTTAGCAGAAGAGGAATCTACAAGAATGCTAAATGGGGAGCAAATTCCTCCGACTGAAGGAGCAACACCCGATCACAGTCAGGTACATAGAGATGTAATAAATAGTAGAACTTTTAAAACCGCACCGGTTGAAGTTCAGCAAATTCTACTTCAACACTATCAGGGTGAAGTAGGCCCTTTAGGAGGAGTGTAATGCCTTTCAAGTCTCGTAAACAAGAAAAGTTTATGTGGGCCAAACATCCTGAATTGGCTGCTAAATGGACGAAAAAGTACGGTAAGTTTAAAAGAAAATCCTCAAGGAAAAAATAATAACTTGTCACGACTTTACAATATGGTATATAATAGTGATAGCCAAGGTAATTTATTTATACAGCTAATTTATGGACGAAGTTGAAAATCAAGGCCAAGTCCAACAGGACAGTCAGGAATCTGTAGAAACAGTCGCAGAGACAACAGATAAACCTGGCCAAGCCTCAGAGGAACAGCCGGAAACAACAGAAGATGAACAAGGCGAAGCCAAGCCGCAAGTTTTTACCGACAGGTTCGGTAATGAGCTGACAGCGGAACAGCTATATGAAAAGTACATGGGTACTGCCAAGTACATCACTCAGCTAGAAGCTGAGAAAAAGCAGTGGGAACAAAGTGCTCAGAAAGAGGCATCTCAAGCTGTTTCTGAGAACGAGTATCTCAAGAATGTTGATCCGGATGTAAAGGAGGCAATTGTTCAAATTGTTACCCCAGTAATTCAGGATAGTTTAAGACAAAGAGATGCTGCCGCTCAGAAAAAAGCTCAGGATGAGGCTTTTTCGCAGAAACTGAATGCTTTGAAAGATAAGTATCCAGGAGGAAACGGATTGCCTAAGTTTGAAGAAGCTGCGGTTCTGCAGGCTATGCGGGATCCAGACAACACTATCTTTGATCCTGAATGGAAGTTTAAGGAAATGAATTTTGATAAATTCGTTGATTTTGAAATTAAACAAGCCATGAAAGGAAAAGGCTCTGGTGTAAAAACTGAAAGCACTACCGGAACTCAACCTAAAAAGCCTGAACGAGCTACTCCCAAAACCTGGGAGGACGCCGCAAGAGCTGCCATGAGCAGATAATTCCCATTACAAGTAAATAATTGCTAATTTAAGGTGGTGAAATAATAATGGCACAAACTTTATCAAATTTTGATGAAGCTCTAAAGATAGACTATTTACCTGTTATTAGAGAACAGTTAAATAATGCCTCTGTCCTTTTAACGAAAGTTAGAAGAAACGAAAGAGATGTTTCTGGTAAGAGATGGCAAACCGTTGCCCATTATTCCAGGAACTCTGGTGTTGGTTCTGGTTCTGAAACAGGACTTCCAACAGCAGGAAATCAAGCCTACAAGAATCCCTACGGAACTGTTGCCTATACTCGTGGTAGAATCCAAGTTTCCGGCCCTGTAATTCAGGCCTCGAGAAACGATACGGGTGCTATTGTCCGAGCACTAGAAGCAGAAATGAAGGGTGTTACAGCCGATCTAAAGCAGGAAGTGAACTATCAATTTAACAATGATGGTACTTCCGTAAGAGCAGTAGTCGCTGGTGATCCAGGAACTGGATCAACCTTAACCGTTGATACTCCAGGTACAAACTATCTCTATGATGGAATAATCATAGATATTATAGGAGGGCCTGCGGGTGACGACGATGGTGCAGAGAATGACTCTGATTTAACAATTTCTACAGTTAATTCTTCAACTGAATGTACTACTGCGGAAGCAATAGATACTAATGTTGATGACAATGACTATGTTGTTAGAGCAAACTCTCACGACGGTACCTTTAGTGGTACTGACGGCGCTCCTTTAGTTTCCGACTCTTACGAAATGATGGGATTGAAAGGTATCATTGATGATGGTACTTATGTAGATACCCTACATGCACTTTCAAGAACATCTTACGCTTGGTGGAAATGCTCTACACATTCTAACGACGATGGTGGCGGAACCAACAGAGATTTGACTCTTGATTTAATTCAAGATTCTATCACTGCAGTTGAGAAAAATGGTGGTAAAACAAACTTAATTTTATCTAATCACGATTTAAGAGATGCTTATGCGTCCTTAGTTGTTGCAGATAAAAGATTTGTAAACACCCTAGATCTTGACGGTGGTTTTAAAGCCCTAGAATACAACGGTATTCCTTGGGTTGCTGACAAAGACGTCTATCCTAATACAGTATTTTTTATAGATACTGAACATTTGCAGATAATGCAGATGAGTGATTGGGATTGGATGGATAGAGACGGAGCAGTTCTGTCTAGAGTTTCAGGTTCTGACGCTTACGAGGCTGTCATATATTGGTATGCAGATCTAGTAACCGATAGGCCAAGAGCTCACGCTTTCCTTCGAGACGTTCAGTAACAACTGTCTGTTGAGTAAGGAAGCTAAGTATCCCGTAAGGGGGTAAACTATTAAGTTAAAACCCCCTCCTTACGAGGGGGTTTTATAAGGAGAAGCTATGATAAAAAATAGAAATATGGTTTTCCATAAGTCTAATAATGACAGTCCTAGTGAAGACAAGGGTTTCAGACTTCCTGAAATCGCAAACGCTTCATTACCAACTGCTGGTACAGCTTACGAGGGAATGATTGCATACGATGCAACCAATAATAAACTTGTATTCTGTAACGGGACTGCTTGGGAAACTGTTACGTCAAGCACATAATATTGTGGGAGGTTTCGGCCTCCCATGATATACTTAAGATGTCATGACAAGAAAGCGTGTAATGGTAAATGTTTTGAATCAAGGAACTACCTCCGCAGGTTTGGAAACCCAATTATTTGCATGGATGCAGGAGAAAGTTAAGGATTATAAGTTTAAGATATTTTTTCCGGCTTATAAACCCATACCTAATACAAGACACCATATTGTTAAAGATTTTCTGAAAGGGGATTACGATTACCTTTTTATGATAGACGAGGACAATCCTCCCCACAAGAATATATTTGATTTATTGGATTTAGACTTACCCGTTGTTGGCGGGGTTTATCCTGGAAGAGATGAGAGGGGGATTCGTTTTCATGTCTATAAGCAAGAGGGAAATGTGTTTAAACAATATCCAGTAGAATTTA